CAGCATCTAATATAATATCAGTTGTTGCGTCTAATGTTATTGTAGAACCTGAATCTATCTCAGCGATAATTGGTGTCGTAAGTGTTAGACTGGCAAGACTTAAATCAGTGCCATTACCTATAAGATTGTAAATCTCATTAAAGTTATCATTGATTAAATCACCACCAGCACGAAGGGTACTACCTTGGCCGTCATTTGCACTTGAACCAATATTGATTGCTTGTTTTGCCATTTACTTATATTTATACTCTAACCTACGTCAAATGTAATAGAACTATTATCAAATGTTGTGACTGTTTCATCAAATGTATCTCCTGGCGCATCTCTTACCTGTATTACTTCAGAACCGATACAGGCGTTCGTTCTCAATTCAGAATTGTAATCACCAAATGTTGGAACAGTTCCGTTTGGTGGTGTGACTCCTGTGCCTGAAACTCTTAATTTATTATACATACCAATCTGAAAACTATTCTCTCTTAAAAAATTTACTGCCTCACTTTGTATAAATGCCGATTGAGCAAACTTATTAAATGTTGAGAATCTTGGACCAGAATATATGAAACCTTGTCGAACATTGACATTTTGAACTGTTCTTGTTTTACTACCTGTAAGTGTAAGTTTTCGTTCAGTTGATAAAGTTGTATCACGGGTGTTAGCAGTATGCGATGCTGCTGATTCAATACTACTTTCTGGATTTGTTCGTAGTGTAGAACCATCAGTTGCCGTTCCAAGTTTTCTTCTAACTTTTTCATCAAAGATGAGTTCAAGTATTTCGATAACTTCATCTGGATCAACAACGCCACTAAGTCTAACATAACCAGTTTTCATTTTGGCATTTATCTGTGTACGTATGGCAACTTCACCAAAGACTTCAAAACCTGCTGGGTGTATAGAACGTTTTAATTCATCTCTCCAAGATACAATTGCTTCACCAACTTTAACAACATAAGAATAATCTTGGTAGTATAAACTATCTTGTATCTTTTTAGTGATTTCAGAAACATGACTATCAACTGTCGAAAAAGAACCTGATGTGTTTACAATTGTACCAACTGTCGATGTTAATGATGCATGATTAGAATTTAAAATTTTTGCTGTAGTGCCCGATGTGCCACCTGTAATAGTTTCGCCAGCAACAAAAGCATTTGATACATCTTTTAATCTTAAAATATTTGTTGATGCAGTAAAACTTACAACTGTTGCTGAACCATCTGAATCTTGTAATGAATCTTCTAATAAAGTTTGATCACCATTTTCCATAACAACTATATCACGGTCATCGGTTGTTTCTAAAATAAGATTGTATGATGATGATGCCGATACAGTTTCACCTACATCAAAACTATCTGATAAACTATGAACTTGCATGTGAAGATCGGGTGTAATAGTTGGTGCAACTTCATATCTAAAACCATGATTAAATATTTTTGCCCTTGTAATTTTACCAATGTTTGCTGAGACAGGAAAAACAGCACCACTAGAACCACCAGAACTTGAAATTGTTATAGTTGGTAAACTAGTATAACCAGCACCAGCATTTGAAATATTAATTCTTGCAATATCATTTGTATTAGAATTTGTTTGTGGTTCCATAACAACTGTTCTACCTGTTTCTAATAATATAATACCATCTTCATCTAAATCTTGTTCTAAAGTAAAACCACCATTGACTACTGAAACAGTTCCTGCCAAACCATCACCATTTGCATTTGTATTATCAACAACAAGAGCATCACCTACAGCATAACCACTACCACCTGTTTCTACAAAGATAGAATCAACACCACTAGCACGAACAGTATCGACAAGAACACGACCACTAATACCACCTTCAGTTGTTGAAACACCAATTGTTTCACCTTCAGTATAATATCTGCCACCGTCACTAACAGAAACAGTGGAAATACTTTCTTCAACAGCACAAGTAATAACTACTTCGGAATCTGTATTATCTGTACCTTTAATAAGAACTTGATTCTGTAAATCTAAACTACTACTATCTTCTTGTATGATATCACCAAGATCATCTTCTAATTGAACGTTATCTCCTGGAGATGATACAAATGTACCAACTACAGAACCTTCTTGTATTATTAAAGTAGTGACTTCTTGTCCGTTAATTAATTCTTTTGTGACTGAATCAACAACTGCTGTTGCTTCAGAAAAACTAGTGTTGCCTGGGTTTGTTTGTTGAGTAATCGTTTGACCAACAAGATTAGCAGTATTACCATCAGTTGGTGAAACTAAAGTGACTTTTAATAATGTATCGACAACCCAATCACCATCAGATACACGAAGCATATCTCTGTTTGGATAATATATTTCAGGTGTATCATTGAACAATGCTTGAAAGAATATTTTATTTGCATTGATACTACCTTTTGTATTATATAAATCATTGATGCGTTTTGTAAATAATTTTTTGTCTAAACTATCATCAAAAGTATTTGGTAATGTTTCTAAGAATTTATTTTTGAAACGAATAAAGAAGTCGTCTAAAGAATCATCAATATCAATATACTTTAATAATTGTGTGATTGTTTCAGTTGGGTTGGCACGGTATTTTTCAATCGTTGCAGTACCACCTGATGATGAACCAGTGATTGTTTCACCAGTAATAAAACTTGTATTTGCTGATGTGTAAATTTTACCACTGTCAACATCTTCAGCAAGTATGACAGCAGTTTGACCTGATGTAGCACCAGTGATTGTTTCACCTTTGATAAACTCACCTTTTGCTGATGATTCATCAATAACATAATCACCTGCATCAGAACCAAAATTATCTGTAGAATCTAATTGTAAAAAACTTGTGACTTCATCTTCTAATAATATCTGATCGATTGCACCGACATTGTTAACTGTGATTTGTGCTGATTCTAAAAAAGAATAATATTGTTTTACAAATTCTAAAAGTGCTGGACTTTGAGATTGTATAAATTCAGGTAGTTGCCTTGAAACAAGGTTTGAGATTTTTTTATCATTAGTTGCCATCGGTCATTAATAACTCGTACTTGATGATGTTGTCGATGTTGTTGATACTGTCACAGTAGAACTTGCACTTGAACCAGAAGATGTGGTTGTTGTACCAGCATATTGACTTGCGTTAGTCACATAACCAACACCAGAGTTTGATTCATAGTTATCAATCGATGCATCGATTGTAGCATTTGCAACGTCAAGTTCTATGAGTTGTTGACGAACAGGAACAATGTCATTTGAAGCAGGTTGTGTCATAATTCGTATTTGTGTGCTGACAGCATTATTAATATTTGATACACCAGCAATATTTAAACTATTTAATTTTACTTCACCAGTTGTGTAATTAATTGTGCCTTGAGCAGCATTATTAATTGTTTTTGTATCACCTACAAAAGATACTAATCGAACATTACCAGAACCATCATCTTCTACAAAAAACTCTGTGGTGCCTTGTCCGTTCAATGTAAAACCAGTTGATTCTAAAACTGAATTATGACCATCGTGTGGGTGAAAGATTCCGTTATTAAAATTAATTGTGTATGTTTCATTTGTATTTAAAACTGGTGTCACAAATTGATACATCTTTATTCTTGTAATGTTGCTGAGAATAGAAGGATCAGCTTCATCAACTACTTTTGTGAATTGTGAATATCTAAAGATGCCACCAAATTGTTCTAAGTTTGTTGTACTAAAATTAGTGATTGCAGTAGTGACAAGTGCTTCGATATCTGTATCCGCTTTTGCAGTTGCCTGAGTATTGTATTTAATGAATACTTCTGGTTTAATAAAAGTTGTAATTGGATCAACGATGATAGGTATTACAGAACCAATATTAAATGTTCCTAAACTTTCTATAATGGATTTTTTTACAGAATCTGTAAGTGTAATACCAGTTGTTGGTTTCAATGTAATAAACACACGACCATATGTTGGTGGGTTATTATCTTCACCACCCCATGCAGCTATTGTTTGAACATTAGGATAAATTGAACGAACTAATGCCTTGTAATCGTTTGTAGTGACGGCACGATTTTGTGCTGAAAATCTTTTTGGTGCATTGAACTTAATTGAATCAACTGATTCTAAATCTGAACCACCACCAGATGATGAAAGAGGCACGACTGTTATATTTGTAAAACCACCAATTGAACTTGCATTAGTAAATGTTGATGCACCGTTTGAATCTGGTCCGTTTGTCACAACATATTCTAAAGTGACAATGTTTCCGTTTGCAACTGCTTTACCTAAAACACCATTACCAAATCGAATTTGATATTGCTGATCTTCTACTGCTTCTAAGTAATAAACATTTGATGTGCCAGACACACCTGTTATATCTTCGGTCAATGTATAGGCAGTTGTTGTTGAATCTGTCGAAGAATTTTGAACAGTGACTTTTAAAGTTGATGTATCGGCACCTGTATTTTTAATTAAGAATCTTTGATTTGCATTTGAAGAATCAACTGTGTATTTGTTAGTGACTAAAGTTCCTTCGAAAACTTTTGTACTTGCAAATTTAAAAACACCATTCGTTGGTGTAATTGATATTGCCGCATTGGTCACATAGTTATAAGAAACACCATCAATCGTTGTTGTGAACGCAGTGCCTTTTGGCATTGTTAAAGAACCACCAGTTGCATCATTGACTGTAATATCTAATTCAACATAAGGGGCACGTGCTGATCTTGCTGTATACCCAACGTGTTTAGCATGAGATACAACTGAGTTTCTTAAATCAGCAGAATCTAAAAACATTTCGTTTGCTAACATGTTAGCATAAACAGCATTGTAGTGTGTATTGTAGGCAAGTAAATCTAACAGAACTGCCATACCAGAACCTTCAAAATCATAATCAGTAAATTCAGATTGTTTAGATAAAAAGGTTTTTAAATTTGATTTGATAGCATCAAAATCTAATTCTGTTATGTCGGTGCGTTCAGCCATTATCGTAATCTTTCTAACATTGTTGTAAA